CTGCGGGAGTTTGGGATGGTTGTTTTAAATGTGGGTATAGTCAAAGTTATAATGGTGTAACTCAATACCCACGTCAATCTTTAGAGAACGCAGTTTTTACATCTGACGGCTATTCTTATTTGCCTGGCTGGATCCACCTTATAAAAGGGAATTAAAATGAAGTCTTATTTTGCTGCCTGTTTGTACTTTTTTATATTTATGAACAATATATCATATGGTCAAAGTTATGAATGCGACAATAATTTTGAAGAATGTGGAACGCCTAATCAATCCGGTGGTAATGGAGGAGAAGGTTCTATTCTAATTGCAAATACTGACCTGGGTGATTCGTATCAACATGCTGACGATTTTGATGACGATGGAATAGAAGACCCACAAGATAATTGTCTAAGGTATCCTAATCCCGACCAGCTTGATAGAGACAGTGATAGTATAGGAGATATGTGTGACAACTGTTTAAATGTATGGAATCCAGAGCAGAGTAACATTGATGGTGATGAGTATGGTGATTATTGTGATGATGATATAGATAATGACCAGATTTTAAATTCTGCTGATGAGTGTCCTCTTCACTGGGGAAACTTATCTTGCTTTAATTCTTATAAACCAGAATCAAAACCGACAAACAATCATCAACATAATTATAGAATGAATACTAGTGTATCAACGTTAGGAAACGCAAATCAAGTAATTACAAATAGTTGTGTAACTTCATCACAGAAAGAATCGATGTTTTACTTTATGATAATCTTTTTTACAATTCTTGTATATAAAAGAGTGAAAAAGATTTAGATTTTTGACGAAGTGTAACGTATGAATATTGAGTCACGTAATAGGATTGGTATTATAAAGACGGGAAAGTTAAAAGGGAGTTTATGTTTAGTATTGTCTGAAAGTTGTTTTTTGACTAGCGACAATTTGAAGTGGTTTAGAATTTATGTAGATAATAAACTACTAAGAATGTATGAGAAAAATATACGTCTATTGTAAAAACAAACTACTTGACATATACTTACAAGACAAACATAAGGAGACTTGCATGTTTAAAAAAGAAGAATCATACGCATATATTTATTTGGCAATAACTTATTTTGTTGCGTTTACAATACCAAGTTTAATTAAATTATTTTAAAAAAGAAAGAAGAAAAAATGTCTGGTGGTTTTAACGAAGAAGTAGTAGTGTTAACAACAAATCCAAAAGATAAGGTTGTGAGTTTTTTAAACGATCTAAGAGAGTTATTAGATAAACATAATGCAAAACTCTACGCTACAGATTGTGAATTATTTATGAACGGATTAGGATATGTTGGAATGCTAGAAGACAATATAGAGACAACAGAAATATCAGAGGGTAATGAACTGCTATATACTTCTAGTGTAAAATCACAATAAAAGTTGCAAATACAAAAAAACCAGCGAAAAGCTGGCTTGTTAATGACTATAACTCTTGTATAGTTTTATTATCTGAATGATATTTTTTTAGATACATCTTTACCACACACAGGCATAGTAACAGTTAGGATTCCTTCGTTAAGTGAAGCGTAACTGTTGTCAGAGTCAATTGATTTTAATAAGTTTATTTTTTCATTTAAAACTGATTTGAAGTCCTTGTCAAATCTTTTGTTGTCACTCTTTACAATTAAACTTTTCTTGTCAAAAGTAATATCGATATTTTCTTTTGACATTCCAGGCGCAAGACACTTAAAAATGATATTGTTGTCTTCTTCGAAAATCTTGAAAGAACTTCTTTGATAGTTTGTACTTTCATATTTAGGTTTAGTATTATAAGTAGAAAAACTTAATTCTTGCATTAACGTATTTAAAAAATTATCTGGTGTCATATTGTTCTCCTTTCAGAACGTTGTATGTATAACTTAAACACCAAACTTAAATTTGTAACCCCCTTACTGAATATTTTTTTTATATACATTAATAAGTTGACTCAAAAGAACCATGTCTATTTTACCACCCCAACTTTCTACTAAACTTTTAAGTTCTACAAAAGACAGTTTGTTGTCTTCTATAATATCACATAACTCTGATTTATACGATCCAACGTCTTCAATTATCATTATTTTATTATTGCTTCCTACATCGAATATCTGACCATCTCCAGAAAAAGTAAAAATTATTTTAGACATTAGTTACCTCCTTATAAGATATAATAAGTAGGTTCAATTCTATGTTTAAATAGAGTGATTAATCGCTATCTTTTTCCTAATCATCAGAACTCTTCCTTTGTAAAGAAAATTTATTAAATCATCTTCAAAATCATACTTTTCATCGTTTTCGTAAAAAGCTAAATAATATCCTGTTTCTAATCTGTAGTTTTTTATGTTTTTATTAGGACAATAAATATTGTAACCTAAAACACAACTACTTCTATCAACATAGAACAGGAAATGTTTCATACTATGATTTTCTAGTATGAAGATCTGCTATTGATGATGCAACGAAAGACAAAGGTTTAACCTTAACATCAAAGCCGCAACCTGTTATATATCCTGATATCATATTTTTATACTTAGATGATAAGTGTCTAGAATCAGGATTGACGTCAGCGTGTATTTCTATGTTTGCTTTATCTATAACACTTTTGATTTCCATCGCTAAGTTTAAAGAGTCAGTAGTTTCTTTTAATAATCTTTTAGAAAGATCTAAATAAGAATCGTCTTTGAACTTGTCTCTTAAATAAAAATATCTTCTATCATAAAAGTCTTCGTTTAATACACAAATTGCTTTTGTAAAAACATAGTGATAACCTAACTTAACACTATCAGTGCCAATAATTATTTTATGATTATCTGATTTAGACACCTTTCTTAGTATATAAATAATCTCATTTAAATCAACAACTTCTTTGTTCCCAGTTCGCCATATAGTCATATTTAAACTCTTTTACGAAAAAACGCTTCACTGTTTAAGTATGCCAATATAATCACTGTTTACTGTTTTTGTAAAACTTTAAAGTTCCATTAAGCTTTCTACGATAATCAATGCTCGAAAGACCAGATGCAGCAACTTCTTCTGTCCATTCTTTATACATTTCATAACCAAGTTCAGTCAACTCTTCTTCAACAGGAGGATAAGAAATAGGATCGTAAAACCCGTCATCCGGCTTTCGCCAAGAACCTTTACTTTTTTCTCCTGTATTATATAACTTCATCGCTTTAGGCGTGCCATTTAACAAGTGAGAATCAAGTAAAACAGAAGGCTCTATAGAAATATCTATTTTGTTATTATTCTTGTCAACGATTTGACATAAACAATTGAAGTTTTTTCTACCCACTGTTTTAATAAATTTTAAAAAGACTTTCTCTTGTTTCTTAAAACATTTGACAATGTTAATTGCATCCTTACTTTTTATTTCTTTATTCTGGACTTTAGCTGTAATCGCATCTACAACATCATGAAAAGTCTTAGTATCAATATGATAATAAATCCACTTGTGCTTGACGCCATTAAACTTTTCTTTTATTTCGTCCTTCATAACAACTCCTGACTTAACATATAAAGACTAGTTTAGTTATCTGTTTTAATCATCTTTTTCCAGCTTGATCGATTTTACTTCAAAGCCATAGTTTTCTAACAGATATTCAATAACGTCTTCATCTTCAGCATCAGAATCTAGTTCGTCTTCTTTTAACTTTAAACTCTTAGGCAGAATAGCAATTTTCCGTGATTCTTCATAATTGCAATCTTCAAACTCTGTATCTGAAAAGTCCCATTTTATATTTTTTATTACTATCATTATTGCTCCTTAATTTCTTTTTATATATAAGAAGGAATTAAATATTAATTATTATTTTTTAATTCGTTGATCTGATGTTGTATATACCACTTAGCTTTTTCAAGATCTTCCATCATTTTTCCAGAATCTTTTTTGCCAGCTCGAGCAATATACTTTATTGCATTTCCTAGTTCAAAATTTAATTTCCAAGAGTTAATAACGTCTATAACCTCATGTCCAGAGTCCTTAAGATAATGATCAGGATGATCTACGTTTTTATTTTGTTTAAAACTTGTTGGTTTACATTGGCAAAGAATACCAGCTTTACAGGATGTACATCTTTTGCATTTAGTCATTTTTTACTCCAGTTTAACTAATTTTGAAATTTTAGGTTTTTTGTCATCCCAGTATCTGATACAAGGAATCTTATTTGGTGAGAATATTATATATTCTTTGTAGCTTGTTGATTTACCGATTGTTTTATTATTAACACCTATTATTATAGAAAAACTATCTATTTTTTTATTGTTATTTTTAACAATCTTAACTAAATCTCCAGCTTTAAATATTGTTTTCATCTATTAAAATGTCATCTATGGAAATTATTCCCAACATATCTAACTCATCTTTAGAAACTTCTTTTTCTATTTTTTCTTTAATATTAATATCATTTCTTAATAAGCCACTTTCAAGACCAAGATTATGTGGGACACCTTCTAGATTTTGTATAAACTTATCATTTACGTAATGATTATCTATATAAATCTTTATGTGTTTATCTAGTTTCGATCCCCATAGTCTAAGATGAAATTTAGTATACCCTTTAGATGAAGAACCAAATCTTATCCACGCAATACCAGAATTTTCAAACAAGTCTAACATATTAGAAGACAAACTAAACATTTCAGAATTAGTATCCGCAATCGTCATCTCAGTTGTTAATACTTCTTTTATTTTAACCCACACAGGATTGTCTTCATCAGCAGAAATTTTAGCCCAAGCTCTGCCTCTACCAGAAAATATAGACTTAATACTTGAATTATTAGTATGACTTATATTTAATGCACCATTAATTGCTTCGTTAAATATATCTCTTAAGATTGTTAGTTTAACTTTTTGATTGCTTTGTTCAAGTTCATTGATTGCACTAGAAACAGCAGGAAAAATTATTTTTCTAATTGATTGAATGTCCATTTTAATATTCCTTTTCCTTGTTTTTATTATTATAACACTACAATTTAAGAGTTACACTTTATTATCTTCTTTCCTTCATTATCTCATTAAACTCTTTTCTTGATTGTAATAGCTTTGATACCATTCTTGCATTAGGCTTTTCAATTAATTCTGAAGTTTTTCCCATTCTATAACCACCGTTAACTAGACAATGGAAACAAAACAACTCTTCCTTTATTCCTTCATCGAACCACACTTCTTTTACCTCACCGTGGCCATAGTTTTGATCTGGACCTTTTAATTGAACCCAAATCATATCTCCAACTTTTAGATATAGTTCACTTGTAGAGGGTGACATAATTACCAAACCAAATATCAAAAGTTTTAATTAACTGATCATAGTTACCCATCATCATCGTTTCCTTAATGTCATTTCTAATTTCTTTTGGTAATTTAATTTGTTTACCAAGATTATCAACTAGACCTAATAAGTAAAAAGCATTTCCACATTCACTGTTTAAGTCTATTTCAATCTTTTTGTTTTGTAATTTACTTCTACATTCTATCATATTATTACACGCCTAAGCTGCTCTCGTTTGACTTGCCAAAGTATTTATGTAATTGTCTTTCACTGACAGCGAACACCGTGCTGTCTTCGATTCTAGTTAGAAAACACTTTATTATTCTTTCACATCCGTCAACTTTTTGAACTTTAGAGTCTGTGAATATGAATCTCTCCATTTTCATGATTGGACTCTTTACACCTTTAATTCTCATACCAATCTTAGCAGGCATAAAATATCTTCCGTGATTTTCTGTTTTTACAACAGATCCTTCTCCAGTATTACCAATAAAGTAAACAGAGTCACCATTTCTTACTTCAACCCATTTGTTATACATAATTTCTCCTATTTAAATTGTAAGTAACTGAAGATCATAACAACTTCACACGCGATAAAAACAAAGAATACATCATATCTTTTTCTATTGTTATGATAAGAATGTAAGTAGCTAAATACTAATACGAATAATGTTATAAAAATTAAGTCAAACACTGATTATGAAAAGCCCTGATAAGACAACATTGTTTATGATAAAAAATAAAATAGCTTCGCTATCGTTCTTTACCAGACAAGAAAAAACAAACAACAAGAAAACAAGAATAATGTGCATTAAAAGTTTTCTTCGTATATATTATTAACTTTTAAGAACTCATACCACTCTTCTAATTCTCTGTCTGTAGGCTTTGTTAGTGATGCTTCTTTAATAACTCTAATTTCTTTTTCAATGTTAACTTCAAGTACTTCTTCACTATTTTCTTTCTTCGCAATAAACTTTCTTGGATATTCTGTTTTCTTAGCTTTTCTACCGACAGGATCTATTTCATACTGCAACTTGTAAGGTGTGTTACCTAACAAAGAAAAGTGTTGTGCAACTTCATCTTCAATTAAGACAGTAAAGTCAGGATGGTCTATCTTTGAACCTTTATATCTTACTTCAAACTTTATTAAGGGAGCGTTGGAAGAACCTTCAACTCTAGTAAATCTAATCCAGAAAAACCCTTCTCTGTCTGTGTGATTTGTGTATTCTGATACTTTATCTTTTGGTTGAGAATCAAGTAAATCTTGAATCTGTCTTGATCCTTCTTGATCCTTCATAACCTTGACCCAGGAGTTTCCTCTTCCTTTGTATCTTTCCTGGATTGTTTTTTTAAAAGAATTTTTCGACATATTGTTTTCTCCTTATGATATATTATAAATAAAAAGTTACCAATTTACACGTGTTAAGCACTTCTAGATTTGAACCACTGTGATACTTTGTAGATTGCTTTTTCAAACAGAATTTCCAAACCTAAAACAATTTTTAAAATAAAAGAGTGATCTCCGGCAACTACTAACATTCTTGTTGCAACACTTTTTTGAACCTTTGACATATCCCCAGTAGACATCATTATAACTTCTCCTTTATGTCCAATATAAAACAATATAGAGCTATGTTTTTTAATATTTGAAGTTATTTCTTTTGTTATGTTATCTATACTTTCAATGTCAAGCTTTTCTTCTTCTTTACTTTCCAATTTAAACCTCTTTATCTATGTCAACGAAAACAAGACGATTCCATTTAGGACCTAACTTTAAATGAACTATTCTAGCTTTGCTTTTTTTTATAAACAAAGAGAATTCTCTGAAAGACATTGTTTTGTTTTTCTTGTTAATACCTCTAACTTGAAAAAGTTTAAGCATCCTTTTTTTATCGTAATTGTTTAGATTAAGATTACGAATCTTATTAACAAATTGTATTATGTCGCTACCAGTCATTACAGTTCTTTCAAGTAAAGTGGATTATTATATATGCAAAGTTTTTGACAGAATTAAAGCTGTTTAAAGAAAACTACTAATCTTTACACTTCTAATATACATTGTTTTGAATTCTAGCTCAGGTATCATTACTTCATAATAATCTTTACCGTGAACAAGTTTTGCATGAGCAAAAACATTTTTATACATATCTTCTTTGTCATAGATATAGTCTATGATTATAGGAATCCAGCTTTTATCTTCCAAAACAATCTCTTTTTAGATTGGCATTAATTCTATCACACGAAAGCAGTCTATCAAAACATCTATCTTTTTCATATAACTTTTCTTTTAATCTGGACTTAGCTCTTACAATTTCTAACTTTAGATGCTCATTTTCTAAACATTCGTTTTGCAACTTTTTATTTTTTTCAACAATATTATTGTAGGCATAACTAGAAACACAGCTACTAGATGTAGTTAATAATAATAATAAAAGTATGTTTTTCAATATAAACCCCCTGGATCTGGTGAAGGATTGTGTGAAGGATACAAAATAGTGATCTCTTTTCTTTGAATGTCTGTAAACAGATGTTTTAATGGAATAGCTCTAAGATAATAATCGCCTATTGTAATATCACAAAAAGTTTGCGGCTGATAACTTTCAAAAGAAATGCTGACAACTGGTGTAAAATTAAAACGATTTGCAATATCTATTTTTTTTTGTGTGCCTTCTTCGTTAGCTAATGACTTAGCATAGCTCTGACCGTCAAAATATATTTTATTTAATTTTATCATTGTTTAATTTGCCTTTTTGTTTATTATATAATTTGAATTATATAATTACACATTGTAAAACTTGCTAAGCCTATTTTCTTTTGAATATTCGCTTCTACTTTTTCTCTTGCACTCCCATACATCAATTACATCTAAAACTTTGTTTTCATTTCTTTTTACAA